GGTCGGGGCGCTCTTGCGTTCTCGGTGCTACGCTGCGCTCAGTCTTCCGTGTCCCTTGTGACCCTGACGCTCGTCAGTGCCACCCGTGGGCCAGAGCGGACAGGGGAGCACTCTGCCTCGAGGTCCGCTCATGCCGACATATCGCGTCACCGGAGGTCCTGACGGGACCGCCGGACTCAGCTACAAAGACAAGCGCGCCGAACCCGGCGACGAGGTCAGCGACATCCCACGCGAGTCGATCAAGTGGCTCCGCGAGCAGGGCTACATCGAACCCGTCGAGAAGGCCGATACGCCTGCCGAGGTCGCAGCCGTCGGCGATTCTCCAACCGATGCGGCATCTTCTGACGAAGCGCCCACCGAGGAGACCGTCTAATGGCGTTCAAGCATGGCAAGAACACGAAGGTCCACATCAATGCGTCGGACTTGTCGTCGTACTTCAACAGTGCCTCGGCGAGTACGTCTGTCGCCGTTGCTGAGACCACGACCTACGGCGTAGCGGGTAGTGCCAAGACCTACGTCGCGGGTCACAACGATGCGACGGTCTCGCTCGGCGGTCTGTTCGACGGCGATGCAGGTGCGGTCGACGAGGTGATCTCTAACGTGCTCGGGTCCTCGAACGACATCAACTTCACGATCATTGAATCGGGCGCGCGACTAAGCACGATCCTCGCGCCGTCCAGTGCTCAGGTCGGGCAGCGATGCATCATCGGTCAAGCCATCAGCACGAAGTATTCAGTCGACTCGCCGGTCGGTGGCGTTGTGTCTGTGGCTGTAGACCTGCAGGTCGACGGCGGGACAGACCACGGCGTGATCTTGCTTTACGACCAGTCAGCCCTCACGGCGAGCCAGACATCAACGGATAATGCAGCCGCAACCTCTAACGGCGGGATAGCGATGCTGCACGTATTCACGAACACCTATGGCGGGACGATGACCTACCGGGTGCAGCATTCCGTAGACAACTCCTCATGGGTCGATCTCGTTACCTTCACCGCTGTCGGGTCCAGCACCACAACGTCGCAGCGTGTCGTCGTCGCCGCAGGCGCAAACGTCAACCGATATCTGCGCGGGAGTGTCACCGCCTCCGGTAGTGGCGGCTATCAAGGCACCCTGCTCTCGTTCGCTCGTCGCTTCTAATCCTCAACTCAGCTAGGAGAAATCAATGGCATTCCGTCACGGCAAGAACGCAGTCTTCAAGGTCGACAACTCGTCTGCCTCACTTACCGATATCTCGTCCTACTGCGACTCGGTCCAACTTCCGCGCTCGATCGCGACCGCAGAGACCACGACCTTCGGAGTGAGTGGTGGGGCCAAGACTTACGTCACCGGTCTCAGCGACTCCACCCTGTCGATCTCAGGCAAGTGGGACTCAGCGCTAGACGCGATCCTCGCTGCCGTCGCCGGTCAGGATGCGTTGCTCAACTGGAACTACGGCCCGGGTGGGTCGACCGCCGGGTACGTCAAGTTCACCGGTACCGCGATCCTCACGAAGTTCTCGGTCGACTCACCGGTCGGCGACATCGTGAAGTTCTCCGCTGACTTTCAGGTCAGCGGTCCCATCACCCGCACGACTTGGTAGTCAGTTCCCGCATGACAACCGTGTCCCTCGTGGACCCAACGAAGGAGTGACCTCGTGTCCGAACTAAGCAACCTGCGCAGCAAGATCCTCGAGGCCGAGGACATCACGAGCGAGATGGTCGAGGTCCCGCAGTGGGGCGTCACCGTCGAGGTTCGCTCGATGGATGCCCGAAGCCGCATCCTGATGACTCAGGATGTCTCCGAGGACGGAGGCGTCTCAATGGAGCGCCTCTACCCAGACATGGTCATCCAGACCGCCCACGATCCGGCCACCGGCGAGCGCATCTTCGCCGCCGACGATCGGGACGCGCTCCTCGGCAAGTCCTCCGCCGCACTCGACCTGCTCGCCACCGCGGCGATGCGGGTCTCGGGCATGACGCCCGGGGCGGTCGATGAAGCGGGAAAAGACTCCTCTTCCACGGCGACCGACGCTTCGCCTTCGAGCTAGCGGAGAAGCTCGGTCGCACCGTGGACGAACTGCTCCTCGGCTCGCCGTCTCACCGCCCGCTCACGAGCGTCGAGATGACCGAGTGGGGAGCGCTGTGGTTACTACGGGCCGAGGAACGCGAAGAGGCCGAGAGACGAGCTAGAGGGTAAGAGATGGCAAGCTACGACATCGTCGCCAAGGTCCGTGCGGACATGAGCCAGTTCATCGCTGGCATGAAGTCCGGCGAGGTTGCCTCGTCGGAGTTCGCGATGAAGATGGGCGGCATGGGCAACGCCATCGCGGTCGGCACCGCCGCCGCGGTAGCTGTCGCTGGCATCGCGCTCTACAAACTCGGTGAGAGTTACGAGAAGGGCTACAAGACCATTCGTGTCACGACTGGCGCAACGGGTGAGCAACTCAAGGCCCTCGAGACCAACATGAAGAACGTCTTCGGGAAGACACCCGCGTCCATCGCTGACGTATCGACCACGATCTCCGACCTCTCCGTGAAGCTAGGACTCTCGGGCGCGCCGCTCGAGAATCTGTCGCTCCAGATGATCCAACTCTCGCGGATCACCGGCTCAGATCTCAAGGGGAACATCGAGGCGGTGACCACCGTCTTCAAGAACTTCTCGGTGAGCGCCAGCGATCAGAAGGACAAGCTCGACCTGCTCTACCGTGCCAGCCAGAACGCCGGTGTCCCGGTCGCTCAACTCGCCGGACAGATGGCGTCCTCGGGCGTCGTGCTGCGCCAGCTTGGCTTCGACTTCGACTCCTCCGCCGCGCTCATCGGAACCTTCGCCAAGGCGGGCATCGACGCCGGTGATGTGATGCCCGGGCTGACCTTCGCGCTCAAGACTGCGGGCAAGGCGGGCGAGAACACCGCGGAGCTATTCACCAAGACCTTCGACGCGATCAAGGCAGCGCCCAGCGTCACCGAGGCCACAGGCATCGCCATCGAGACCTTCGGCGGTAGGGCCGGTCCGAAGCTGGCCGCTGCGATTCAAGAGGGCAAGCTCAGCTACCAAGACTTCCTCACGACGATCCAGACAGGGACTGACACGATCGCCGCGACCTCAAGCGACGTCGGCACCTTCGGCGGCAAGCTCCAGACGCTCGGGCATCAACTCATGAACGCTCTCGAGCCTCTCGCCACGACCGTCTTCCAAGGCATGAATGACGCGATGAAGTTCCTAATGCCGACCTTCACCTCGGTCATCGGAATGCTGCGCTCGTTCGTCGACGCGTTCCTTGCGCTGCCGACTCCACTTCAAGCGATCATCCCCGTCTTCGCCGCCGTCGTTCTCGCGATGAAGGGCCTGATGGTGATGAAGACCATCGCCCTCGCAATCGAGGCGTCGATGACGAAGGCACTGGCGTCGATGGCAGCGTCCGCCGGTACGTTCGCCGCCGAGTTCCTCGCCGCGATGAGCATCTCAGAGGAGGCCGCTCTAGCCGCTGGCATGACGATCGAGGCAGCGCTCGGCCCTATCGTCATCGCCCTCGGTCTCGCGTTCGTCGCCTACACAATGTTCACGCAGGCGTCACGAGATTCGGAGAAGGCTCAGAAGGAGTACGCCGACACGCTCGACGCTACGACCGGCGCGATCACCGAGCAGTCAACCGCGCTCACCAAGCAGAAGCTGGAGCAGCAAGGCGCCCTCGAGAAAATGAACGCCGCCGGGATCTCGATGGACAAGACGACCGCGTTCATTCGGGACAACAACGCCGAACGAGTGAAGCAGGGCGACCTCGAGCACATGGTCCGACGGGCGATGGATATGAGCAACCACTCCACCGAACTCGGCATCAAGACTCGCGCCGAGTACGGGAAGCAGCTGCGCGAACTCGGCGGCGAGAACAACCTCTTCCTCGCGTCACTGATGGAGAACAACGCGCTCTCGATCTCCACCGTAGAGACCCTCTACGACGAGGCCGACGCCTACGCCGAAAAGCAGAAGACTCTCGACGCCGTAACCACCTCGACGAACATCGCGAACGGGATGACCAAGCAGGCAGCGCAGGCCGCGACCGATGCTGCGAACGCCAACAAGACGCAGGCCGAGTCGATCCAGAAAGTCATGGACGCACAGCACGCCGCGACCGACCCCGTGTTCGCCGCAATCAAGGCGCAGATGGACGCGCGCAAGGCGCAGCAGGACTACAACGAGGCAGTCGCTGCGGGTAAGTCCGGCGGCGACGAAGGCCTGCGCCTTACGCTTGCTCAGGCCGAGGCCGCCACCGCCTACCGGGATGCAATCGGCAAGCTCGACATCGCACAACTCAAGGGCGAAAGCACCAACGAGAAGGTCATGTCCGCGCTGGTCCAGTTGCGCCAGTTCGGCTTCGAGCCGACGGCCGCTCAGGTCGCCGCTCTCACCGACGCGATCGGGACGAATCAACTCAAGCTCATCGCCATGAAGGACCCGATTCAGGCGACGCAGGACGCGATCAGTGAGATGACACAGCAAGGCGTCACTCCCAGCAAGGCCGCCGTCGATGCCTATGTGGAGACGCTGCGCGGCCTCGAGGCGAAGCTCTCCCCTGACGATCCGATGCGCGCCAATATCGACGCCACGATCGCCCAGCTTGTTGAGTTCGGGAACCTTCACCCCGACGTCACCGCCACGGTTCGCGTCGATGACGCCGCCTTCAACGCGTGGGTGCAGGACAACCCGCTGCTCGCGACACTCCTCAGCGATGAGGCGGCCCGCCAACGCTCCGGCGTCGGCGTCGGCGTTCGCGTGCGGGCGACTGGTGGCCTCGTGACCGGCGGACTGCCATACATGATCGGAGAGCGTGGGCCGGAGATGTTCGTCCCCCAAGGCCCCGGGTCAATTATCTCCGCCGACCGCGTGGCCTCAATGTCCGTCGCGAGCAGCGCGCCCGGGGCTACCTACATCACGAACGTCACCGCGAACGTGCATCTCCCCGCTGGCGCGAATGGCAAGGACGTCGTCGACGCGATCACGAAGTTCGAGCGCCACAACGGCAAGGTCTTCGCCCGCGCATGAGTGTCACCGGCTGGGGCGGACGGACGACCCTCTGGGTCGAGGCAGACTTCGGTCAGGCCGTCACCGACGTCGGCGCTCCACCGCCACCGAGCGGAAACGCGAACTGGGACATTGACCGATGGGACACGGGCGGGGCAGTCTGGGCAGGGCGAGACCCCGAGTGGACTGACATCACCGCCGACGTCCGCGGGATCTCGACCTCGCATTCGTTCTCACGGCAGACGAATCAGTACGGCACCTCGACGGCTCAGGTTACGCTCGACAATACCTCCGGCGATTACTCGCCAACGAACACCGCCTCGCCGTATCGCCTCGGAAGCTCCACGACTATCGGCGTCCTGCGCCGCGTGAGAATCCGCGCCCGCTACACCTCGCCGGGCGGAAGCGTCTGCTCGTGGGCGCTCTTCGACGGCCTCATCCAATCATGGGAGCAGGCCTACCCCGACTACGGGACCGACGCTGTCGTGAACGTCTCGCTCCTCGGCCTCGAGTCCCGCATCGCCTCGATCACGCGCCTCGCACAGACTGCTCAGGGCGCCGGAGAGACGAGCGGGGCGCGGGTGAGGCGCATCCTCGACGACGCTGGGTGGACAGGCCCCATCGCGATCGACGACGGTGAGACAACGATGCAGGCGACAACGCTCGAGGGTTCGGTCATGAACGAACTCCAACTCGTCGCCGACTCCGAGGGCGGGTTCGTCTATTGGCGCCCGGACGGGACGGCCGTGTTCGACTCCCTCAACGCTCAAGTCGAGAAGGGCAGACTCGAGAACCCGGTCGTCTTCTCCGACGAACCGGAACTGCTCTACACGCCGATCAACTACCGCGACATCAGCCACAGCTACAACGGCGACCTCGTCGCCAACCGAATCACCTACCAGCGCGTCGGCGGCGTGGCGCAGTACGTCGACAGCCCGAACTCGCGCTCGCTCTACGGCGATCGATCAGTCGCCCGGTCTGATCTCATTACCCAGTCCGACGCCCATGTCCGGCGACTCGCCAACCGCGACCTCGCGGTCTTGCAGAATCCTGAGCTACGGGTGGAGTCGCTCACCTTTTCTCCCATCACCCCGGCCCGCGACTACTTCGGCGCCACGAGCGACTACCCGTGGTACGCCCTCGCCTCGGGATCTATTGCCCTGCGCGAGGGAGTTCGGATCAACCACAACCCGAAGGGCGAGGCCAGCGCCATCTCTCGCCTGTGCTTCGTCGAGGGCCTCGCTCACTCGATCACGCCGACGACTTGGGATGTTGCCCTCGCGTTCTCCTCGGCCTCGGCCTACGAGAACGTAGGCGGCGATCTCTGGGATGGCGTGACCGGGGTTAGCGCCGGATACTTCGGCTCGTCCCGATGGGGCTGGTAGCGCCAAGCTCCCGCCTCCCCTAGCCTTACGTCCTCGGAGGACTCATGCCATACACGACAATCAACAGCGGCGACTACATCGAAAGCTCATGGGCGAACGCGAACGTCCGCGATCAGGTTGTGACCCCGTTCTCGACCGCTGGCATCCGCAACTCGACAATCACTTCACCAGTGATCGGGATGCTCTCGACGCTGACTACGAACACGGTTACCGAGGGCTTGTACGAATACACGAGCGCCGGAACGTGGCGCCTTCCGTGGAACCTCCCGTGGGGCTACGTCGCCATCTCGGCCCTGCCCGGCTCGTTCTCCTTCAATAACACGTTGTCGTTCTCGACCTCGACGTTCACCTTCCCCGCGATCAACAACCGCAACTATCTCGTGAGCTTCGGCGGCGAGTTCAACAACGGTGCGTCGGTGACCGGAGTCACGGACACGGCCACGATCCACACGAGCGCATCAACCGCAGGCTCTCCCGTTCCAGTCAGCTACGCCGGAATCCGAGCGTCGTTCTATAACGCCTCCGCACAGGAGACGCGCTCTACGTCGTTCGTCTTCACCTCGACCTCGACCGCGACCCAGACATGGAAGTTCGGCGCGGTCTCGAATGCCAGCGCGACGAATCAGACCTTCATCCCACAGCTGCTCATCATTCAAGACATCGGGCCGCAAGGCGCTCCGGCGTGATCGCGGCGCTCGACCTCATCCCCGACGCGTGGCAGACGGGGCCGCTCAACGAGGTCATCATGCTCGGCGCCGTAATCGCTGCGCTCGGAGTCATCACGAAGATGATCGTGCTGCCGGTCGTGCGGTGGGCGCGCGCTCTCGCCATCGGAATCGAGACCGCCGTCTCGAGGCTCGGCGAGATCCCCGAACACGAGGACAGGCTTGCCACCATCGAGGGCCAACTCGACGGCATCGCCGAGGCGCTCAAGCCGACAAACGGCGACCGCCGTTCGATCTCGGATCGGCTCGACACCGTGAAGCAGCAGACCCTCGCGAACTCCACCGATCTCGCTGACCTCAAGACCAACCTCAACCGCATTGGAGTCCTGCCATGACCGACTACACCCGCTCTCTGGTCCGCACCGCCGTCCCGCTGATCGTCGGTGCCGTCGTGGGCTGGCTCACCTCGCACGGCATCAAGGTCGACGAGGCAACGATCCTCCCCGCCGTCGACTCGCTCGTGGCCGCGCTCTACTACGCAACCGTTCGTGGTCTCGAGTCGCGCTGGCCGTCGCTGGGCTGGCTGCTCGGCGCCCCGGGCGCTCCGTCCTACGGAACCACAACGCCTGCCCCGAGTGCGCCGACCTTCGTGGCCGAGCCATCGTCGAGTGAGATCCCCGCGGCCATGATGCCGACCGACGCGCCCTGACCCGGGGCCGCGATCCCAAGGGGCGCAAGGCCTTGAAATAAATCTGCGGGAATCTCCCCTTATGACTTGACAGGGGGGAGAGAGTTGGACGTATACTGTCTACATGACCTCAACCACCGCCACCCGCTCACTCGGCGCAAACGCCGGAACGCAGTCCGTCAAGACCATCGCTATCTCCGGTGACTGCACAGTTACGGCCACGACGACCATCTCGCACCCGAACCACGCGAGCGGCTGGAAGTCGTCCTCCGCGACTTGCTACACCTGCACCTGCGGCAAGCAGACCTCGACCGTGTTCGGTTTCCGCAAGGCAACCGTGGCCGAGCACGGTAGCTGGATCACCGAGGCAGCGCGCCTCGAACTCGTCGCCAAGATGAACGCCGCCCTCGGCCTCTGACCACCACCAACCACCAACCACTACGAAAGAAGAACCACCATGAACCAGCTACCCGACACCCTGTTCCGTACCCGCCTCGCCTACAGCGACGGCGCCCCGGTCGACCGCGACCTGCGCGACCTCTGCCTCTTGGATCTCGACGTCGTGTTCGAGAACGCGGTCATGAGCGGAGATCACAACGCTCGGGCCGTCATCCGATGCGTCGTGAACGAGGAGATGCCGGTGCGCCTCCCGTCAGGTCGCTCGGGCGCCATCGCCTACATCCAAGAGATGCTCGGCGACTGCGCCGACGAGATCGACGCCGAGGAGACCTACCGCCTGCTCTGCTCATACGGTCATGTCATCTACGTCGAGGGCAGCGACTACCTCGCTGTGACCCGCGAAGACTTCGAGCCGATCGAGGAAGAGGCCCTCGCCGCCGCCGACGAGATCAAGGCGACACGATGATCGCCACCGACCACGACTGGCGCGCCCTTGACGCCGACTACGTCTCTTGCGCCCGTTGCTCGGCAGCGCCCGGGTCGACGGCAGCGTCGCTCCCCTGTGGCCTGCCGATCGACCCTGAGGACCTCGACCGACTCGACGCTCTCACCGATGCCCTCGCCCGAGCCGTCGATCGGCTCCGGGTTGCGCTGTATCATCCACCCTCCGGGTTCTGACCCGGATCAACCACCACCAGAAAGCGAGAGCCACATGGCCTTCGACCTCAAGGATTACGTCACCGTCCCCGAACGCGTGGCCGAGTTCTACCGTCAACATCCCGACGGACGGATTGTCTCCGAAGCGCCCAAGGTCATCGACCTCGGGAGCCAGACCTTCATCGCCGTCACCACCTCGGTCTACCGCTCACCAGAGGATGACCTCCCTTGCGTCGCCTCGGCATGGGAGCCGTTCCCGGGCAAGACCCAGTTCACGAAGGAGAGCGAGATGATGAACGCCGAGACCTCGGCAATCGGTCGGGCGCTCGCTGCCGCTGGCATCCTCGCCTCGAGATCACTCGCCTCGGCGAACGAGGTCGCCGCTCGTCAGCCCGACAGTAAGCCACGCAGCGCCGGACAGGCCCCTAAATCGCTCCCTAAGGACCTTGCGCCCGAGAAGGTGGTGTCTGATCTAGTTGCTCGTCTTGGGGCGCTACGGGACGACATCCGCAAGCAGGCGAAGCAGGCGTTCGTCGAGGCGCTCGGTCCGCCGAGCGAACTCCAGCAGAATCAGATCGTCGAGGCGCTCGATCTCGTCGCCGAGTGGGAGATGGCGTGAGGCGCGTCCTCGCCATCGAGATTGAGGCACGAGACTACGCCGACGTCATTGACCTCTCCGAGCGGCTCGGCATCGAGCGCCATAGGATCGTCGCCCAGATCCTCACCGACTGGCTCGACGCGAACGTGGGAGGCCGGGTGCCAATGGCAACCCGGCCTCCTCATCGGTCGCGCCACCACCACGAGAACGCGACTCAGCCGGAGCCTATCGCAGAGGTGACGCCATGAGCAGGCTGCTCCTCGACGAGACCGTCATCCTGATCCAGCCCGCCCTCGTCCGCGAACTCGGCTCGATGATCGACGCCGCGATCCTCCAGCAGTTGCACTACTGGATGGGTCGCGCCAAGGCCGAGCACGCCGGTCGTCGATGGGTCTACAAGACCCTCGATGAGTGGGCCGACGAGATCGGCGTCAGCCCGAAACAGGCGAAGACCGCGGTCGCCCGTCTCGAGGCCGAGGGGATCGTCGAGTCGTGCCAGCCCGAAGGCTCGAACCGCCGCAAGTGGTACCGGATTGAGTACGGCCACGAGATGTTCCGGACAGACCGAGAGGGCCGGTCCATCGTCCCCACAGGGCCGCTCGACGATCCCCCGAGGGACGTTCCATCGGCCTTACAGGGACCTTCTAAGAGAACAGAGATTACGACAGAGATTACGACAGTAGAAAGAACGTCCGAACTCTCCGAGTCCGAACGGCTCGCGAACCTCCTCGCCGATCTCATCGCTTCGAATGGCTCACGCCGACCGACCGTCACCCGCACATGGATCACCGCCATCGACCGGATGCTGCGGCTCGACGGACGCACCGAGGACGAGGTTGAGGCAGCGATGCGCTGGGCGCAGGCTGACAACTTCTGGGCCTCGAACATCCTCAGCCCGGACAAACTCCGCAAGCACTTCGACCGGATGCGGCTACAGGCAGGACGCTCGAGGTCTCGACCGCTCTCCGGCGTGGCCGATTATCTCGCCGCCATCGACTAGACTCCCCCCCAACCAACCACCACGAAAGCAGACCATGAACCTCAGAACCATCGCCCTATCCGCTACACTCGCCCTCGCCGTCAGCGGCTGCGCTGCGGCCCCGGTCGCGAAGACCGCGGGGAGTACGAGCACGACGAGCGCCGCGAGTTCACGCGACCTCCAGATCGACGCACTAGTGCTGACCATCCAGCGCCGCGTACCCGGGACTACGAGAGCATCAGCGATCGACCTCGCCCAGACCGCGTGCAACGCGATCGACGAGGCAGGCTCGATCACCGAGTTCATCACTCAGGTCGCCACAGACCCGAAGATCGACCTCAAGATGTCCGGCGATATGGCCTACATCGTCGGCGTCGCCGTCCCGACGTACTGCCCCGAGTACGCCGCTGAGATGGATCGGATCGCAGGGGAATGAGCGAGCGTCGACTACACCCCGCATGGACGGCGCACACCTGCCGCCCGCAGTCCGCCGAGCACCGTGTCTGGACCTGCACGACCTGCGGCGAGACCGTCATGGACTCGGCGATGACTTCATGCCCGGGGCCGAAGTCGTGACCCGTCACGAGGCCGCCCAGATCATCGCCGCACTCGCATCAGCGTTCCCCGCCTTCCCCCCCGCCCGTGAGACCGTGGCCGTGTACGTCGAGGCCCTCTCGGATCTTGACTACGCCGACACCGTCGCCGCGACTCACGATCTCATCCGCCTCGAGGACCGCTTCCCCTCGGTCGCAGCGATCCGCCGACGGGTCGGCCACCGGACCGGTCTGCTCGCACCTACAGCGGCGCAGGCGTGGGACGAGGTCAACCGTCAGGCCTCCGACGGCGGGCGCTCACGCGTCCCGTCATGGACCCATCCGGCGGTCGCCGAAACTGTTCGCGCCGTGGGCTGGTTCTCGCTCTGCTCGTCGACGAACCCGGAGACGATGCGCGCCCAGTTCCTGCGGCTCTACGACGACACCCGCCGACGCCACGACGACGACCTGATGGTGACCACCGGCGCTCTCGCACCGCGTCAGGAGTTGACCGCGTGAAGCGCTCACCGATGCCGAAGCGCACGACCGGCCTCCGCCACCGATCTAGCAAGACCGCGAAGCTCTACGTCGCCCGCCGCCTGTTCGTCGCTGAGACCCTCGAGGCCCGACCGGTATGCGAGGCGCACTGGGACGCGAAGTGCCAGATCCGCAGCGTCGACGTCCACGAGATCCTCCCCCGGTCACAGGGAGGACTCATCGTCGGCGATGAGCCGGAGAACTACCTCGCCGTCTGCCGTTCATGCCATGACCAGATCGAGACCAACCCAGAGGAAGCGCACAGGCGCGGCTTCCGCCGATGGTCGTGGGAACGATGATCCTTTACGCCGGTCCTCAAGGTCTTGCATGTACGGTCATCGACGTCTCGGTGTTCGGCGAGCAACCGGGTCACCGGGTGATCGACCACCGATGCGACTGGTGCCGAGCACGCGACCTAAGCGCAGAGGTCAGGCGATGATCTCGTTCGCCCTCGAGTATCCGGTCCGCCCGTGGACCACGAACGCCGAGCGCTCGGGCAACCGATGGGAGCGGGCCAAGCTGACGAAGGAGTGGCGCACCGCCTTCGCCCTTCTCGCCGCCGAGATGCGCCCGCCCGCTCTCGCGTGGTGCGACGTCGAGGTCGAGCTATGGCACGCGACCCGGCGAAGCGTGCAGGACACCGGAGCCTGCCACCCGGCAGTCAAGGCCGCAGTCGATGGGATCGTCGACGCTGGCGTCCTGCTCGACGACACGCCCGACATCGTCCGCTCCATCAAGTTCTACGCGCCGAAGATCGGACGCGACTCCGTCATCCTCATCGTCACAGGGGAGCCACGATGACCGACACCTTGCGCGCGATCTCATGGCTCGCCATGACGCAACTGATCTTCAACGAGGATCAGATCGAGGACCTGATCTACCAGACCACTGGCGAGACCGGCGACGTTCGCGCCGCCGTGGCCGAGGCCGAGCGTCTCGGCTACTGCTCCCCGATGGAGACCATCGGCGGACCTCGCCATCAGTTCGGCGCACACCCCTCGCGAGCGTGGCGCTCTCGCCTATGGATTGACACCCCCCACGATTAGGATGAGAACCATGAACGAAGAACAGACAGCCAAGAGGCGCGGCCGAGCGCCGCAGGTGGTCACCGACCCGACCACGATCGCCCTCCTCCACGAGGTCGGCGATCTCACCCGCCGCATCCACGCCGCCCAGAGCGAGGTCACATCGTCAGCCAAGGCGCGACGAGTCAAGCTTCACGCCCTGCGCGAGCAAGGCGTGACCCTTCGAGTCATCGCCGAGAGCACCGGACTCAACGCGAACTCGATCTACAAGGACCTCGTGAAGTGATCGACATACGGGACGGGCTACTCGTCCTCGAGGTCGCCTACGACGAGCGACTGGTGGCCGAGGTGCGCGAGATACGGGGCCGACGATGGGACTCGACAGCGAAGGTCTGGACCTTCCCGACGACAGCCATCCGCCCACTGCGCGCCCTCGCCGCGGCTCACTCCATTGAGACCACCGAGGAAGTCGACGCTCTCCCCGACCTCGACCCGATCGAGCGCCCGCTCATCGGGATCGCCGCCGGGCGGTACGTCCTGCGCTTCGCCTACGACGCCGACCTTGTCGCTCGGGTCCGAGAGATCAATGGCGCCCGATGGGATGCCCGAGGTCGAGCATGGACGGTCCCGCTCGACGCCGAGACCGAGGTCGCTCGGTTCATCGTCGACACCGACTCGGTCATCGAGGCCTCCGCCGACGGACATCTCGACGAGGCGCGTGACGCTCTCGCTGCGATCGACGCTTCGATGTCCGCCGACGCCGCCATCAGTATCCCCGG